TAATGCACAGTCAATGGATAGCAACGTCACAATAGAAGCTACAGAAAATGCCAACGTCACAGGTCCTTTGACCATAGCAAGTGGTGTGACACTGACGATTAACTCAGGAGGGAACGTAGCAATACTATGAGCAATCTTCTAGTACAAAACATAAAGCATACAAATGGCACTACGGCTCAAACAGTAGATAGTAGTGGGCGTGTTCTAACTCCTGCAAGACCTGCGTTTTTTGCCTATCCTTCTGCAAACTTTAGCACTGGCACTGGATCAGGAACTACTCAAATATTTGACACCACACAACATAATGTTGGAGGTCATTATTCTACTTCCACAGGAAAATTTACTGTTCCCATAGCAGGTGTTTATTTATTTGGTGTTACTCTTGCTACTGGTTCGGCAACAACTGTTATTGTCTATATGTCTGCTGAAGTAACAATTAATGGTTCAGTAGGAAGCAACAAAAGGTTTCATGGTGGATGGGGTGAAAAAGATTCTAGTACAAACACACACCATAGAGAACATTATACTATACAACATTATTTGGCAGTAAACGATACAGTCCAGTTTTCCCATGAAAGTAATGTAGATGTTACTGCTTTGGGAGGAAATCTTGGTAGATATACTTCTTTTTGGGGTCACTTAATAGGATAAAATTATGGCAAATGAAATGTTAGCATTAAGAATAGAAAGAGATAAATTACTACTAGAAAGCGATTGGGTAGTTTTACCAGATACTGCACTATCAGATACAAAACTTTCAGAATGGAAAACGTATAGGCAAGCATTGCGAGATTTAACTAAAACAGCTACACCAAAAGTTATTTCTGCTTCTCCTCATGCTGATGTTCTTGACCCATCCTCAGTAACATTTCCAACAAAACCGTCATAGGATAAGATAATGGCAACACTCAAAACAAATACACTCACAGGCACATCAACAGCAGGGTCTATTGCTGTCACAGGAGAGGGCAACTCTACAACCACCAACTTACAGCAGGGACTGTGTAAGTGTTGGGTAAATTACACAGGTATAACTACTACAGCAGAAAGAGACGGCTTCAACGTGAGTAGTGTAAATGACATAACTACAGGACAAACAACAGTAAACATCAATAATAATATGGCTAATGCTAATTATAGTGGTTATTACTATACTAATGCAGATTCTGGAACAGCTTACACTAACTTTTCCAACTTACACGCAGGAGGTTTTGGTAGTTTTGAGACAGGGCTTTTTAAACACAATGCTTATAACGCAAGTTCTGATGTAGATTCGTTTCAAAACTTATCTGGTATATTTGGAGATTTAGCATGAGTACACTAAGAACAGATGCCCTAGAGGGAGTAGACGCAAAGAACAGCATTACTATTGTTGCAGGTTCAGGGAATGTTGTCACTACACCTATTCAAAAGGGATTAATAAAAGGTTTCTGTGTTCTATTTAGGCAGTCAGATGGTGTTTCTGGTGATACCTTTAATTTGAGCAGTGTAGTGGACGCAGCCCCGGGCAGACTTGATTATACCCACGCTAACCCCTACATAGCTAATGATGGCTACATAGCTATTCCTAACGATGGTAATTATGGTCATGCAATGATTGCTCCTCAAGACTTAACAACTACAACTGCTCAACAATTTTCTTTTAACGATAGCCATGGTGTACAGGATAGCGTTCATCAAGCGGCATTTGCAGGAGACTTAGCATGAAGACACCAGAATTTAAAGGCACACATTTATGGGATAGACTAGGGTGGGCAAAAGAAAACTTAGAGCCACACAGAACAGAATATTGCATTGTGTGGGAAGACCCTGACAACCTAGATGAACCTGCAAAGGTTACACACCCTGACTATAACTGGATGGCGTGTGCATTGAATGGTGGCATACTACCACCTGTGTGGGTGTATTGGGAACTCAAGAAGGACGAAGCAAAGCCTGACTTTGTAAAGCATACACGAGGATACCTGTTGCATAACACTGAGCCAGTAAAGGCTATGACAGAAGAAGAAGCAATAGAGTACCTTATACAGAAAGATATACCTGAAAAGGTATGGAGAGATTACGAGAAGTCAAACCGACCAAGACTTGTTATCTGCAAGAAAAAGCAACTGCCACAAAATCGTACATGGCGAGGTGCTTGGAAAATAGCTGCTTAAATAGGAGAAAATAAATGGCAATTAAAACATACGTAATGGACAAAGATGGTGCTATAGCAGATGCTTTTGCTATAAATAAGCCATCAGACAGACATTTTAGAGGGGCTTGGAAACTAAGTGGTAGCGTTATGACTGAAGACATAACTGCTTCTAAAGTTATCTTCAAAGATAAAATCAGGGAAGTGCGAAAGCCTTTACTTGAAGCTGAAGATATAGCCTACATGAAAGCACTTGAAGCTGATGACGCATCTGCTAAAACAGCATCTGTAGCTAAGAAGAAAGCATTGAGAGATGCTCCTGCCGCAAAAGCTATAGATGATGCAGACACAATAGCTAAACTAAAAGCTGCTTGGGATACAAGCACATTGGGCGACAGCCCTTACGCATGAGGTAAATAAATGGCTCTCACAAGGGTAATAAATTCAGGAATAGGAGTAGCTGCATCTATCGCAGGTGAAGCCACTGCTTCCACTAATCTACAGCAGGGTTTAGTTAAATCTTGGATAAACTTTGATGGTTCAGTTATAGATGGAAGTACAAATTTAACTGGAGTACGAGATAGTTTTAATATTGCAAGTTCAATAGATGTAACAACTGGAAAACATAAAGCAAATTATACCAATCCTATGGCAAATATTAATTATGTAGCAATGGTTGCTAGTGGTGCAGTCGATGATGTAGAATCAACAAGAGATGAAGAGATAATGCAATTAACGACAGCTTTAGTAAAAGTACATATTTACCACACTCAGGAGGAAGCTGGTAGAGATGAAGGATATGTGGGAATAACAGTAAACGGAGACTTAGCATAATGCCATACATAGGAAAAGCACCACAACAAGGAATTCGTAACAGGTTCATCTATTCTGCCACAGCAGGGCAGACAAGCTTTACTGGCTCAGATGCTAACGCACTCACATTGAGCTACCCTGACGGTGAGTACGTAGATGTATATCAAAACGGTGTACTACTCAAACCTGCTGCCGACTACACCTCTACATCAGGTACATCAGTTGTGTTGGTCACAGGAGCGTCAGTCAATGATGTTATAGAGATAATAGTGTACGACACCTTCAGCATAGCCAACAGCTACACCAAGGCAGATAGTGACACACGTTTTGTAAACGTAGCAGGTGACACTATGACAGGTAATTTAGCATTTGCATCTGGAAATGGTATAGATTTTAGTGCTACAAGCGATGGAACAACCATGACTTCAGAATTGCTTGATGATTACGAAGAAGGCAGTTGGACACCTACTGCATCTGATGCTGAATCTGGAGGTAATACAACTACCACTGGTCACGGAAGATATACGAAAATAGGTAGAATGGTATTTGTTAATGCTGACCTTGTAAACATTAATACATCAGGGATGACTTCTAGCAATTCCTTTTTTATACAAGGGTTGCCTTTTGCAAACAACGATACTGTTAGAGCTATTGGCATGATGCAAACTAATCGAATAACAAATGCAGATGACCTTTTTGCACATCTATCGGAAAATGGAAGCTCACTATCTTTTAAGCATAATAATAGTGCAAATAATGAAAATGCATCAACTATACAAGTTTCAGATGTAAATGATGACGAAGCTGATATGTTTGGAATTAGTTTATTTTATAGCACAAGTTAAAAATTTAGGAGATTAAAATGGCAATAACAAAAGAAATAATAGAAGATAAATGGGAGATAGTGGGTGACTTCAAACAGATACAAGTGCGAACAGTTACAGTGATAAAAGAAGATGGCAAAGAAATATCACGTTCCTATCATCGTCATGTAGTATCACCAAACAGTAACAGCACAAATGAGAGTGCAGATGTTAAAGCAATGGTAGCACAGTTTCATACAGAAGCAGTTAAGAAAGCATACGCTGACCATCTAGTAAAGGCATAGTAAAATGAGCAAAGCAGCAGAACTAGCAAACCTTATAGGCAACATCAACGCAGGGGGTGGTGGAGTAAACAGGAACTTGATTATCAATGGTGCAACGAATGTGGCACAGAGAGGAACTTCAAGCACAGGCATTGGTGCATCTAGTGGGTACTTTACTTGTGATAGATGGAAGATAACAACAGGCAATACTGCAGGTGAATTAACTATGACACAAGATAGTTCTGCTCCAAGTGGAACAGGTCTTGCTAACAGCATAAAGTTAGATTGCACAAATGCTGACGGTTCAATAGCAGCAGATGAGATAACAATTATAGGTCAGTCTATAGAGGGACAAAACTTACAGACAATCAAAAAAGGAACATCTAGTGCTACGCCAATAACAGTAAGTTTTTATGCAAAGGCTAACGCAACTGCAACTTATGTTGCTGAATTATTTGACCATGATAATACAAGGAATAATACACGAGCATTTACTGTAGGTACAGATTGGGCAAGAGTAGAATTGACTTTTATTCCAGATACTACAGGAACATTAGACGATGATAATGCAGCAAGTTTAACATTTCAAATATGGTTACACGCAGGGGCAACTTATTCAGGTGGCACATTTTCTGATAATACTTGGCAAAGTGTTACACAAGCAAACAGATATGCAGGAAGTCGAACATCCTTCTTTAGCAGTGTAGACAGAGAATTATTTCTTACAGGCTTACAGCTAGAAGTAGGGCAGAACCCAACTGAGTTTGAGCATGAGCCTTTTGAGAGGACGTTGGCTAAGTGTCAAAGATACTATCAGAGTATTAAAACAAATGATGGTGCACCTAATTATAATGGTCATGTTAATGCTGCAGCAGGTTCTATAATAGTTGTTCCTTTTATACAACAGATGAGAACTGCTCCTACTGGAATTACAGTAACCAATGTTGGAAGTTGGGGTCATGTAATTTATGGAGATACAAATATAGCGGCTAATAGTATTACTATAGGTAATGCTAGTTCAAAAGAGATTCAACTTGATGTAAATAGTGCAAGTGGTTCATTTTCTGTAGGAGAAGCAATTTCTCTTTATGATAACGGTTCTAATGGTGTTATAGAATTTACAGGAGCAGAATTATGAGTTGGGCTATACATAAAACAAACGAAACTACAGGGCAGACTATCTATATAAAAACAGAAGGGAATAAAA